ATGCATTACACCAACTCTGAAATGAAGCTCGACCAGCTAATTGGCTATTTCAACAGCCGGAAGATCAATTTAGCACCGCCGTTTCAGCGCGGGCATGTTTGGGAATTGCGAGATCGTCAGCGGTTGCTGGAGAACATGGTAACCTGTCGCCCGATCCCGGCTATTTTTTTGTATAAGGAGCCCGATGGCTCGCAGTTTAGCTACAACATCCTCGACGGAAAGCAGCGTCTCGAGAGCTTGATTTTATTCATCGGGACCAACCGCCCCGACTTGGCTGTTCAGGGTGTCAAAGACTACTTCTTTGAGAACAAGGAAAAGCGGCAGGCAAACTACGCGATCAATCTCGACGGCAAGAAAGTCGCGTTCAAAGACCTGTCGCAAGAAATGGTCCGAGAGTTTCGCGAATACGCGATTCCCACCATCGAAATCGATCTAGACGACGAAACGTCCTTGGATGAGATAATCAACCTATTCGTTGACATCAACCAGCAGGGCGAGCGGGTGAAGCGCTTCGATATCGTGAAGGCGATCGGAGCCGAAAACCCGTTACTGCAAAGCGTTTTCGAGCTTGTGGCTTCCGAACAAAAGCGGAAGCAAGACATTCATTTTAAGAAGAAGAACACAGTCTTTTCGCGCGTCCTCCAAGCGCTGCAGACTGTACAGAAGGTGGCGGATGGCAACCAGCGTGTTGACCGCATGTGGGAAAGACTTGTCGAGGTCACGCTGTATTGCCGAACTGGCAGTCATAGAGCGCCGCGCGAAATCCTAAAAAGTTTTATCAAGAGCAAGGGGAGTACAGAGGACACAGGAAAAATAACGGCACCAGAGCTGAAAAAATTGAGAACAGTTTTCGCTTTCCTAGACCTATCGTACAAGAATACGAGCCTAGCCAAGACGCGCTTCGCGCGCGATCTGCCTCATTTCTATACAATGGTAACCTGCTTGCTTTCGTCTGATCTATTGAGTTCGGATGGCGCGGCGCCCGACTATCCGAGTGTGAGACAAAGGCTCATTAAATTCTCTCAACTCTTGTCAGAAACGGCGAAAACGCCAACCGATGAGGAGCTTGCGCAGCATTTGCGAGACTATAAGCAGGCTGCGACGCGAAGCACAACGCACCCGGGACAGCGCCGCGTTCGACAAGAGGCGTTTCTCAAGATCATGGCAAAGCTATGAATTAGAAAAGGAACGGGTGACCAGGAAAGCGTCGGCTAGCGCAGTGGCCCTTCTCAGGCGAGGCAGTCAGCGGAGTGACTATTCGCCTGCGTATGCCTCGCTAGATGATGCCGGGCGCGGCTAATTGGATCTTCGTAACGCCTAATGGCCTCGAGCTCCTGCTCAAGCCTGTCGAGCAGCGGCGCGTATTTAACACCGTGCAGAATGATCACCTCGGAAACAACCGCGATCGCGTCGAGCAGTCGTTTCTCGGTGATCGGTGTGCTCATGCGCGGCGCTCGCTGCGTTGCGCGTCGCCGTCCCCATACACCCTAATCGGTGGATAGAGGCGCTCTGCCGCCTCTACGCCACCTTCAAAGCCGCGACGGTAACCGACGCGAAGGCCGGCCAAGAGGCCGGCCATAAAGCTGGCTGCGATGAAGATCGCCAGCGTCATTGAACGCGCCCCGCGGACGCAACGCGCAACACTGGACGCAAGGTATCGCCAACAATTTGCGCGCGGCCGCGGGCGACCAGGCAGTCGGCCATCTCGCTGGTGATCCTCCTGGCGCCGAACCGCCAGCCGCCGCGCGGGTGCCGCTCGAATGGGCTGTATTCGAGCAGCGCAAGAGCGATGTAGTGATTGCGTTGAAGGCGCTTCATCAGGAGAGGGCCGTTCTTAAAGGCTCGGACCGGCCAGCTGATGCGCCAGCGCACGCGCATCAGCGGCATGCGCTTTGATCTGCGCGCGGGTAAAGCCCAGTCGCTCGAGATCGTCCTCGGTGATGCCGCCTTCGCGATAGGAGGCGGCGCGCATGTCGTCGGCCATGCGCTGGACCGTCTCGGTCGGCGAAAGGGGGGAGCGTGGCTTTACCAGCGCGGTATCGATGTAGTCTGGAACGGTTGGCTGAATGGTTGGTGCGCGGCTGGCGGCGGGAAGGCGGTTGCAGGACGTACGTCGCATTGATGGTTCCCTATTTGGTTTTTCACGGGAAGCATCATGCACCAAATCGGTGCATGGTCAACGCTTGTTGACGCCAATTTGGTGCGTACAACTAGAGGTCATGCGTAACCTATAGTCGCCAAATGGCAATTTTGATCATTTGGCTTTTGCTTGCGATTATACCTGCTGTCGCTGCCGATAAGCGTGGCCGCAATGCGGGTATCTGGCTCCTGATCGCGCTCGTGATTTCTCCGCTAGTCGCACTTGTCCTGGTACTCTGCTCGCGAGATCTGCGGATGGAGCGGCTTCTCGCGTCGCGCGAGACCGCTGCGCCTGCATCGTTCAAGAGCACCGTTCCTCGCAAGCTGCGCCATTCGTCCTGGCTGGGGGGAAGAACGAGCACCGTGACCATCGATCGCGCGCCGAAGCTGTTTGAGCCGGACGGCGTGCTCGCAGGCATTCCTTATCGCATCACGGCCGATGGTTCGGTCGAGGCGGTCATGCAGGGAACGACGGTAAAATTTCGGGACATTGACCGGTTCACGAACTCGATCAGCGCTTCGCCTCCCGCAGCTTAGCGGCGCGTGATCAGATCGTTCAGGACGAGCCCGACGCGGCCGAACACGAGCGTCTGCTCAGTGGGAATCATGGTTTCATGATCCGGATTTGTCGAATACGGCTGTAGCCGCGCCGGTCGGCCACGCTCGGCAGCTCGGTAACGTTTGAACGTCGTCTCGCCGGCGCCGATGGTAAAAACATAGAAGCCTTCGTTGACCAGGTTCTGGTCGGCCCGATTGACAAAAATATAGCTGCCCTCTGGCGCGATCAGGTTCATGCTGTCGCCGTCGACCTCAAGGGCATACCACTCGCCTTTGGGCAGATCCGCAGTGGTGATGTATTTCTTGACGTCGCTCTTGCGGACGCCTTCCTGCTGAAAAGCCCGACCGGCGCTGACCCACGAAATCAGGGGGACGCGCGAGCGCCGAAGGTTAGGGAATACCAAGTTCTCCGGCGGCACCTTCAGGAGCGGCGCCAGACGCTCGGCCCAGATGGCCGTCATTTCCCGTTCGCCACTTGCCAGCTTGTTGATCTGCTGGCGTGACGTGCCGGCCAGTTCGGCCAACTTGACCGATGACAGGTTGGCTCGGGCCATCGCCCCTTCAAGGCCGTTTGGATACTTCCCCTTCATGGAAAAGGGTTTGGCACCGAATTGGTGCACAGAGAATGCACCGGATTGGTGCATATTTTCGTTGTGACGGCACCATAATGGTGCATGCTCGTGTTCATGCGATTCGCTGCCTGGATGACATCGACGGGAGAGACCAATGCTGCCTTTGGCAAAAGGGCAGGCTGGTCCGGTGAGACGGTGCGACGCTACCGGGCTGGCGAACGCGAGCCCGACGCCAGGGCAATGGCCGCGATCTTTGAGCTGACGGCCGGCGCGGTGACGCCGAACGATTGGGTCGGGGTCGGTCCCCGTACAGAAAACGCTGAGCAACTGAACACATGACCCGCAGCGTAAAACCCGCGCGGGGACAGTCAAATCCCGCCACTGACAAAGTCGTCAGTAGATCGCGACGAAGTCGTCAATCATGGCTGCGCGTGCTCGACGTGCTGCAGAAGCGCTTCAAGGTTGATTTTGTTTGGGAAATGCACGTTCGGACGGGACGGTCCGAGCGCGATTGTTACCGGTGGAAAACCGGCAAGGCAGCGCCGGATTTTGAGGCACTGGACCGGCTGATCAACAGCGACGTTGGCGACCTTGTGCTCCTGACCATGACCAGGGGCAGCAATCAGCCATGGGCGGTTGCCATGCGACGGACCTACGAAATCGCCAAGGCGCGCGGGGACATCGAGGCGGCGCAGCGGCGGCTTGCCGCGCTGGAGAGAGGGATCATTCCATGATCACAGAGCGGCTTTCCGACCCGCAGCTCTACGCGTTGATGGGCATTTTCCTCGGCCTCGGTCTGGCGGCCGTTCTGTGCGCCATCGCATGGCCGCAGCGAGACGCACAGGTCGATATCGGCGCCGGCTTTCGCTGGGTGCGCCGATGAACAGGAAGCCGGCCGCAGAAACCCGCGCGACGACGATCGCCAAGGACCAGCTGAAATCGATCATCGAACGCGTCGAGCGGCTGACCGAGGAGAAAAAGACGATCTCGGACGATATCCGCGACGTGTTCGCCGAGGCCAAGGGCAACGGTTTCGATGTGAAGGCACTGCGCGCGATCATCAAGATCCGGCAGCAGGACCCGATTGACCGCGAGGCCGACGAGGCGATCCTCGAGACCTACATGCAGGCGCTGGGGATGCTGTGATGCACGGCTCTTTCGCCAGCGCTGCGCGGCCGAGCGAGATCGCATCGATCGAGGGCCTGCTCGATTCCGGGCTGACGCCCTGGCGCCGGATTATCCTCTCGGCGCGGGATAACATCTGGTCGCTAGTCGATGCCTGCGATTACGACTGGCTGTCGAGAAATACCTGGAACGTGTCTTGGGGCTCGCGCACGCCTTGGCAGCTCTACGCGAAACGCAACGTCGGGCCTGATCGCGCGACGCTGCGTCAACATCGCGAGATCAAGATCGTCCGAGATCCGCGCTCCGAGCGGTTCATGCGGACGCATCACGTCGACCACGGTAACGGGCAAACGCTCGACAACCGCGACGACAATCTCGCCTGGTGCACCCACAAGCAAAACATGAAGAACCGCCGGCCGCGCTCGGCGATCCCTTCGCTCGAGCAGATCGTCCTCGAGCTGATGCGCGTTCACGACATTCCGTTCCCGCAGGAGGTTCCGTTTTGACCGACGTTCCCGCATCCGAAGGCATGGGGCTGACCCGTCGCATGGTCGACGCGCTGACCGCGATTACCGAGTTTGTCGGCCGACATGGCGTGATGCCGTCGCGCCGCGCGTTGGCTGATGCGATGGGCTGCTCGCCGAACAACGCCAATCGGCTGATGCAGGGCCTGGTCGAGCGCGGCGAGTTGTCGACCGTGACGCAGGGCGGCATGCTCGCCGGGTTCGGCCGCGAGGGCGTGCTGATCTCGGTCCGGCCGAATACGGCGGCAAGGCTCGCGGCGTTCTCTGTTGCGACGCGCGACAAGGTGATCGCTATCGCCGACGATGCGATCAACCTTCACCTGGACATGCTCGAGGGCAGCGTCGCGGCGATCGCCCAATGCGGCGACGGCGTCGCCATTATCGTCGACGACGAGGAGGGCGCCGCGTCGTGACCGAGCTCGTTCGCTATGAGGCTGCGCGCCGCGCGCTGGCCGAGGCCGTCGCCGTCGACGAGGTCCTCGAGATCCGCGACGAATGGGAGGCGATCCGGCTCGCCGGGCAAGTCGCCAAGGATATGGAGCTGCAGGTCCATGCGGCGAAAATCCGCTTTCGCGCCGAGCGCCGGCTCGGCGAGCTGGTGCGCGAACAAAAGAAAACGGTCGGGCTCGCCAAGGGCGGCCAGCCCTACCAGTCCGAGCGGGAACAGGTAGACCGGCCGGCGACGCTGGCCGAGGCCGGCATTGACAGGAAGCTGTCGGCGCGCGCGCAGCGGATTGCGGAGATGAAGCCCGACGAATTCGAGGGCGCTCTCGTCCAGCATGAGACCGAGATGCGGTCGGCAAAGGGCCGCGTTTCGATGGACCTGACCAAGGTCGCCGCCGAGGAAAAGGGCCGCGAGCATCGCCGCAACGTGGCGCAGGCGCTCTCTGACACCTCGGCGCTGCAGCCGACCGGCCGCAAGTATCCGATCATTTACGCAGATCCGCCGTGGCATCGAAACCAGGGCGTCACCAGCCGTTCCTATGAGAACCATTATCCGACCATGCCATGGTCGGAGATCTGCGATCTGACGGTTAAGGACATGGTCCTGCCGGACGCCTGGCTGTTTCTCTGGATTCCGCGCGCGCATCTGCTCGCCTGGCATGAGGCCGAGATCGAGGCGACGGATCTGCGGACCGGCGAGGTCATCAAGGTTCGCGCGCAGATGCCGCTAGCCTCGGCCGTCGCGCTGGCATGGGGCTTTGAGGCCTATTCGACGGCGTTCGTCTGGACCAAAAACGACGACGATCATCCTGACGAGGCCGGCGGCGCCGTCCTGGTGCGCGACCAGGACGAGCTGCTGCTGCTATTCAAGCGCGGCAAGGGCCTGCCGAAGCCGGCGACCGGCGAGAAGTTCGGCTCCAACCATCGCGAACGTTCGCGCCCGCTCGGCCATTCGCGCAAGCCGGAGCATTACCGGCACATGATCGCTGCCATGGGCGGCGGCGTGCCAGCGCTCGAGCTGTTCGCGCGCATCGATGCCGAGAACCCGTTGCCGGCCGGTTGGGATGCATGGGGCAACCAGGCCGCTACCGCCTCTCAGTTTGCGGACGCCGGAGCTCACGCCGGCGATCCTCCAGCCCGACCGGCCGACGTTGCCTCGTTGCCGATCGGGGAAGTCGTTTCGAGCGTCGCCGTCGCTGCCGGCCGCGCCGATACAGCCGAGCCGCCGGCGAACCGACCTGGAGTCAACTCAAACGACGATGGTCTCGACATTCCGGCGTTTCTGCGCCGCCAGCCGGTGACGGCCGAAATATCGGGCCAGCGCACGGTGCAGCCAAGGCTTGAGCCGCGCGTATGACGGACAGAATCTCGCTGACCCGCCAAATCGCCGCCGTCGAGACCGAGATCAAAGATCGACGCAGCGGCGCGAGGACCAAGCTGAATCCATCCGCCGCGCAGTACCAACGCGATGGCCTAGAGGCCGCTGCGAACACGCTGCGATGGCTGCAGCAGAACGAGGCGCGCATTAAAGGGGCGTTGAGGCAATGATCGTCGTTCGGGTCGAGCTGCATTCCGCCATCACGAACAAGGTGACTGAGATCGCGCGCATGCGCATCCGCAATAATGGCGGTACGCGCATCATTGGCCGCTACGCCGTCGAGACGCTGCGCGGCCGGTCGCGAGACGATCTCGATCGCGGTCTTTGCCAGCGTTCCGGCGAGGTGAGGGACTACCCGCGGCTGCGAATCCACGTCTGGCACCTTGTGGCACGTGCGCTGATCGCCACGCGCTATGCCGGCGGCGCCGAGATCGAACAGCAAGGCGATCTGCTGGGCGAGGTGGAGCGGTGACCCCAGCGGCGGAAACTTCGCAAGTTGCGAACATCAATCCGGGCTCGACCCGGCACCGTTGGGGCCAGAAGGTCCGATTTCCGCTCAAAACCGAGCAATCTTGCGTTCGCTGCGACATGGTGAAGGTTGGCCGGCACGAATTCGAGGGCGGGCGCGATCGGTACTGGACGGAATACTGGCGTGACGAGGAGCGCATCCACTGCGATGCGACGCCGTCTTGTGACGCGCGAGTCGAGGTGCAGACATGAGCCGCGCCCGGCCCGTGCTGCGGGCGCTGACCGCGGAAACTCCGGAGGCTATGCGGCTCGCGGACGCGATCTGCTGGCTGGTCGTCAAGGGCAAAGAGCTCGGCGAACTGTCGCCGCGCGGCCTGCGGCCGGAATGGCTTGTGCGCCTGGCGCGTGCGGTCGAGGTCGGCGCGCCGTCGCGCATGACCGGCGAGGAGATCGCCGATCGCATCCTGCAGGTGCCTGCAGCGTGAAAATTCAGTGCTGTTGCGTCGCGTCGAACCGACTCTTTCATCAGGAATCAAAGTTATGACGACCGCGAAAAAGCGGGCGCGACGCATCGCCTCCGACGAGGCGACGGCCTGGGCGCGCAACCTCGAGCTGGGCAACCCTTACGCAAAAAGCGTGCTTCGTGCGCTCGGAGAATATGTCGACGGCGATGGTTTGTGCTGGGTCGGTATTCCGTCGCTGGCGTCAGACTGCGATTTGTCGCAGGACACGGTCCGCCGGCGGCTCGCCTGGCTCGAGGACATCGGCGCGATCGGCCGGACGCCGCAATGGGTCGACGAGAACGGCCGGCGCAATGGCGACATGCGCGGCAAGCGCACCACGGATCTGATCCGGTTGCTGGTCGACGCCGATACCGATGCGATCGAGGCGCGTGCCGCCGGGCGCGACGCCGACGAAAGACGAGTAAATTCAAGGTCGATTAGCCCTAGCTGGCAGCAAGGGCTAAATTCCGGCGACGACGACGCCGGCCCTCGGCCAGCACTCGGCCAGCCCTCGCAATACAGCCAGGGCCTAGACTCTCTTGAACCTGAACAGGAAGATCCCCCTAAGTCCCCCTCCGGGGGATTTCCGGACGATCACAAGGCGATCGAGGAAGGCGAGCCGGTCGAGTTCGCAGCGGCATTCGAGAGCTATGTCGGCCATGAGGTTATGCGGCGCGACCTGGCGCTCGAGGAGTTCCGCCTCCTGACGCCAGACGATCGCGCCTGGTGCAGCCATGCCGTGCCGCTCTACATGGCGAAGCTGCGCGAGCTCAAACAGCGCCGACCGATGAATTTTCATCTCTGGGTGAGGACGCGCGGCTTTCGCGAATTTCCGGCGCCTGGTGCCGCGCCGGCAAAGGCGGCGCCTCCGCAACGGCGGTTCGCGCAAGGCGACGAGCTCAAGGGCTTGGCAGTGGCGATGCAGATCGCCGAGCGGCGCGAGCTGCGCATCATCCGCGAGCAGGATCTCGGCGAGGGCATCTGGACGCAGCTCGCGGAGCGGGCTGACCTGGTCGCGATGGCCGAGTTTGCCGGCGTCGATCGCGAGGCCTGGCAGGTCGTCGACCTCGGGACGCCGCAGTTCGCGGCCTGGCGCGATCGCCTGGCGGTCTGGACCGGCGCCGAGCCGCAGGCCGAGCGGATCTTCCTCGAGCCGTTTGATCCGAGCGTGCACGGCGTTTCGTCGTCGAATCCGAATTTCCGTTTGAGGAAATCAAAACAGGGCTTTCGCGTGCCGGCACCGTGGCCGCCGCGCCGCGATGGGACGTGGCAAGTCGCAGGGGAGAGCGAATGAACATGCAATACCGCAAGGGGCAGATCGTCGGCTATGTCCCGATATCTGACGAGTTCGCAGCCGTACCCATGACGCCGGCCTGCTGGCATTTGTTGCGCGTGACGCCGGGGCGTGACGCGCGCGTGATGCGGGCATTCGAGGAGCGAGGCTTCAGCGGTTGGTCGCTGACGGTCACCAGCGTAGTCAACCGGAAGACGGGGCGCGATGCGCGTCGACCGCATCTCGGTCGCAAGATCGTTCGGCCTTTCCTGCCTGGCTTGATCTTCATTCCCGATTTCGAGCTCCGCAGGATCGATCAGATCCGCGCGGTGGACGACGTCGATAATCTTCTGCAGATCGGTACGCTGCGCTGCTGGCTCAAGCCCGAGGAAATGCAGCTATTGCGGGACATCGCCGCATGCGAGGGCTTGCCGCCGTCACAGCGCAAGCTGGTGAGGCTCGCGATCAATCAACGTGTCGCTATTGTTGATGGTCTATTCGCAGGCTTCCGAGCGCTGATCGAGCGAATTGACTCAAGCGGGCGACTCACTGTCTACGTCGAGAGCGGAAAGCGCGGCGTCAAGGTAAGCGGTTTGACCGAGACGCAGATCGAGTTGATTACCTAGTTCGCGGTGCAGTGCATTCGCGGCAGCTCGACTAAAAGCGCAGAGCCTGATTCAGGTGGCCGCGCGCAGCGCGCCTCAATGTTCTCACAAAACAGGCCGCTCATGGAGCGGCCCGTTGGACAGGTAAGCTGTCCTTGCTTAGTCGCAGCGGCGCACCCTGCGGACCGAACCATCGTCACGTTCGATCGTGACAGTACGGCATCCGCGATATCCGCGATCGTAGTTGTAGGCGCGGTAAGCGGGCCGATCATAGTCTCGGTAGTAGCGGCGATGCGGGCCAACGTCGACGCCGCCCATCGGAGTTTCGATCGAAACTTGAGCAGACGCGGGTGCGATCGAGATCGGCGTTACAATAGCGAAACCCGCAGCCGCCATCGCACTAACCAGTGTCAGGGTTCTTTTCATAAGTTCCTCCTCAGTGGCTCCAGTGCGCTCTAACGTCACAGCTGGTTCAAAGTTCCAGCCCGAATATGGCCGACTATCGCAAGGTAGTCGGCCTTAGCTTTAGTAGATGCTGCAGCCGCCTTGGAAAGCCTGGTACAAGCTGGCCCGCTGGCGGGCGCTGCGCCTACGCATCTTCCTGCGCGATCTCTATACTTGCCAGCGCAAGGGCTGCGGCAGGGTCGAGCCTGACACGTCGTTGTTGGTCTGCGACCATGTCGTCCCGCATCGTGGCGATGAGCGCCTGTTCTGGGATGAAGGCAACCTGCAGACGCTGTGCAAGGCTTGCCATGATCGCGAGAAGCAGCGCGAGGAGCAGGCGAGCCTGCACACGCGCGGCGTCTGGGACTGAAGGGTAGGGGGTGGGCATTTCCTTAGCGGATGCCTCTTCCCGGACCGGCCCATCTCACATTGACGGATTTTTTTTTCATCATGGCTGAAGTTTTGGATCTGTTCGGCGATCCTGTGCCGGCCAATTGGGGCGGGCGCGGTCGGCCGGAGCATGTCGCCAACCAGCAAAACCGGAATCGCGTCAGCCTGTTAGTCGCGCTCGGTTGGAGCAATGAGCGGATCGCGGCGGCGCTTTTCATCACGCAGCCGACGCTGCGCAAGCATTATTTTTCAGAGCTCAAGTTTAAGGACGTCGCGCGCGATCGGCTGGTCGCGCAGGTCGGCGTCAAGCTGATGGACGGCGTCAACGCCGGAAACGTCTCGGCGATCCGGGAATTCCAGAAGTATCTCGAGCGCAACGATCTCATGCTGTACGGCCAGACGCAGAAGCCTGCGAAGGCCGCGCCGGCGGAAAAGCCGGCTGAGAAGATCGGCAAGAAAGCCGCGGCGCTCGCGGCGGCGCATAGGCCCGACGTCGGCACGCCGCTCGGCGAGCTCATGATGCGGCGCCAGCAGGCAGGGACCTCGCATTGATGCAGACCTCGATCGAGGCTGCGGCGCCAGCCGCCGCAACGTGGGATCTGTCGCGCGTCGATTGGGCAGAACGCATCCGCGACGGCCGCTCGCTCATGCCGGATATGCCGCTGTTCGCAGGCGAGGCGGACATGGCGCAGGCGTTCTATGACGAGATCCAGCTGCCGGACGTGCCTGGCAAGCCAAAGATGCGGACGGCGTCCGGTCCCTGGTTTCGCGAGCTGGTGCGCGCGGCGTTCGGCAGCTGGGACGCGGTCAACCAGGTCCGGTATGTCCGCGACATTCTCGCGCTGGTGCCGAAAGGCTCGTCAAAAACGACCAACTCGGCCGCGCTGCTGATTGTCGCGATGCTGATGAACTATCGGCCGCGCGGAAAAGCGTTGTTCGTCGGGCCGACGCAGGCGATCTCGACGCGCGCTTATGACCAGGCGGTCGGCATGATCGAGGAGTCGCCGGACCTCAAGCGGCGGTTTCGCACGCACGATCATGAGATGATGATCGAGGATCTCGTTACTAAGGCCGAGGCGCAGGTCAAAACCTTCGACGTCAACATCCTGACGGGCGCGATGGGCCTGTTTTTCGTGCTGCTCGACGAGATCCATCTGCTCGGATTCAACGCGAAGGGCGCAAAGGTGCTGCGCCAGATCCGCGGCGGCCTCGATAAGACGCCGGAGGGCTTGCTCGTCATGACGACGACGCAAAGCGACGACATTCCGGCCGGAATTTTCAAGTCCGAGCTGAAATTTGCGCGCAACGTCCGCGACGGGAATTATCGCGGCAAGGTCATTCGGCCGATGTTGCCGCTGCTTTACGAGTTTCCGGATGACATCGCGACGCTGACGCGCGAGGAGCGGAAAAAGGGCGTCGAGCCGCGCTGGATGGACCCGGTCAACTGGCCGATGGTGATGCCGAACCTCGGCCGCTCCGGTCCGACCCTGGCGGAGCTCGTCGCCGATTGGGAAGGTGAGCGCGACAAGGGCGAGGAGGCGATCCGGATCTGGGCGTCGCAACATCTCAATATCGAGATCGGCCAGGGCATCAATAACGAGGGCTGGGGCGGTGCCGATCTCTGGGATGCACAGGTCATCAAAGGGCTTGATCTCGACGCGATCCTGGCGCGCTGCGACGTCGTCACGATCGGAATCGACTCGGGCGGGCGCGACGACCTGCTCGGCCTGGCGATCATCGGCCGCGAGCGCGGTACGCGCCATTGGTTGTCCTGGTCCTACGCATGGGCAGATCCGATTGTCCTGGAACGGCGGAAGGACATCGCGAGCCAGCTGCAGGATTTCGTCGAGGAAGGGTCGCTGACGATCGTCGACATGGCCGACGCGATCGCGGATCTCGGCGTCCTGGTCGCTCGCATCGTCGCGAGCGGCTTGCTGCCGCAGAAAAACGGCGTCGGCATCGATCCCAACCAGGCGGCGGCGATTATCGAGGCTTTGACCGCTGTCGGCGTGACCGACGACATGCTGCGACGTCTGCTGCAGGGCTCGGCACTCGCGCCGGCCGTCTACGGCCTCGATTTCAAGCTCGCCGACGCGACATTCTGGCATGCCGGGCAGGGGCTAATGTCCTGGGTAGTCGGTAACGCCAAGACCGAGCGCCGCGGCAACGCCGACATGGTGACCAAGCAGGTCGCCGGCTCGGCAAAGATCGACCCGTTTATCGCGTTGCTCGAGGCCGCGATCCTCATGAGCTGGAATCCAACGGCCGGTTTGCTCGTGACCGGCGCTGATATCCTGACGGTGATCTGATGGGAATTGTTCGGAGCGGGCTAGGCTCGGCGTTTCGCGCTGTCGCAAACGCGTTTGATCCTGGCGCGCCACGCGACATGAGCGATCCGCAGTATTGGGCGGATTTTGGCGGTCGCATGTCGCTCGCTGGCGTCGAGGTTACTGACAGCAACGTCAGCCAGCTCGGCGCCGTCCAGGCCGTCCGTCACGGCCTTTCCTCGGCGATGAAATCGCTCCCGGCGTCGGTCTATCGGCGCGGCGCGAACGGCGCGCGCGAGGCGCTGCCGGATCATCCTGTCACCAGGTTGTTTGCGGCGAACCCGAACGCTCGCCAGACGCCGGCCGAGCTCGTCGGCGAGCTCGCCTGGAACGTGTCGTACTACCGCAATTCCTATTGCGCGATCCTGCCGCCGGGCGATCCGCGCGCGTCGGAATATTACGCGGTTGGCGGCCTCGAATGGCTGCATCCGCGCCGGCTCGCGATGGTCGAGCGCGGCGTCGACGGGCGCCTGTATTACACGTTCAATCCGCCGGCGACGATCGTCCAAGGCGCGCAGCTGAAACAGACGACTTACCGCGACGACGAGCTCTGGCATATCCGGTCGAATCCGCTGCGCGAGGATGGCCTGCTCGGCGAGCCGATTTTCCATAGCGCGAGGCATGTCTTTGCGCGCGCGATCGCCGTGCATGACTACGGCGACATCTGGTTTAAGAACAACGGCCAGTCCGGCGGCACGCTCGAGCATCCCGGCGTGTTCAAGGACAAGGCCGACCGAAACGAGTTTCTCGAGAATTGGCGCGCAGCCGGGACCGGGATGAACCGGCACAAGGACCGGCTGTTGACGCATGGCGTCAAATATAACCCGATCAAGGTGACGAATTCCGAGGCGCAGCTGCTCGAGACCGAGGACGCGGCCGACACTGCGGTTTTCGGCCTTTGGAGCTATCCGCTGCATCGCGCGTCGCGCCTCAAGCGCGCGACAAATAACAACGTCGAGCAGCAGTCGCTCGATTTTGTCGTCGGGTGCGTTGCGCCGCTCGCGATCGAGATCGAGCAGGGCGTCGAGCGGGACCTGCTGCTCGACAACGAAAACGGCGATCTGTTTTTCGAGTTCAACTTTTTCGGCCTGCTGCGCGGCGACCTGCTCAATCGTTATCGCGCTTATCTGATCGGCCGCCAGGGCGAATGGCTGTCGGCAAACGACATCCTGCGATTTGAGAACTTGTCGCCGCGGACCGATCCCGGCGGCAATGACTACAAAAACCCGCTGACAAAAGACTCTGCCGGCGGCGCGCAGGGCGTCGACGACGAGGCCGGCGCCGGCGGCGGCTCGAGCTCTCCAGACGAGGACGGCAACGATGATTAAGATTGAAACCGCTGCGCCGGATCTGCGCCAGGTGCTGACGCAGATCACGTCGATCGACGCCCTGGTCGCGCTCGAGGTCTCGGCGCTCGCCGATTGCCTGGCGCGCGCCGAGCAGCGCCAGGCGCAGGCTGTAGCCGCCGCGGCGCAGGCCGCGAGCTCGGCCGGCAAGATCGCCCTGGTCTCGGTCGCCGGCGGCCTGACGCCGCGCGGCAGCTGGTTCGGCTCGAGCCTCTCCGGCATTGCGGCGCAGGTCACGCGAGCGGCCGATGACCAGGACGTCGCCGGCATCATCCTCGACGTCGACAGTCCCGGCGGGACCGTTGCCGGCACGGTCGAGGCCGCGAATTCGATCGCCGCGGCGGCGGCCAAAAAGCCGGTTGTCGCGGTTGCAAACACACTGATGGGCTCGGCGGCCTATTGGCTGGGTTCGCAGGGCACGGAGCTCGTCATGGCGCCATCTGCCGACGTCGGCTCGATCGGCGCGATGATTATGCACCAGGATATATCCGGCTGGCTCGACCAGGTCGGGATCAAGATGACGATCGTCCGCTCGGAGCAATCGCCGAATAAGAACGAGGCGCATCCGTTCGCTCCGTTGTCGGACGAGGCGAGGGCCCATCTGCAGGGGCGCGCAAACGAGGCCGGCGCGGATTTCGTCAAGGCGGTCGCGAGCGGTCGTCGCGTATCGCAGACCAAAGTCCGCGAGGAATTCGGTCAGGGCCGCATGGTCTGCGCGCGCGAGGCCGTCGCGCGGGGCATGGCCGACCGGATCGCAACGCTCGACCAGGTCATCGGCGGAATGCTGCAGCGGCGCTCGCCGCGGCCGAGCTCGCGCCGGCGATCGGCGCTGGCGTTCGATTAGGCCGCGCACTCCAAATTACGGGAGTGCCGCTTCTAGGCGTGGAGCGGACGTCGCGGCGACCGGCGGGATGCTAGGCCTTCATATAAACCATGCACCAGCCTTGCGGGGAAATAGTTCCATCCACGACCTTGCAGGCCGATGGTGGTTGGAACTGCTTGCAATTCTCGCAGCGCTGGTCGCCCTTCGGAGTGTCTTGGTACTTCACGGCTTTCTGCGCCGTCTTGGCCTGCGCGCGCGCCACACTTGCCCCGGCAACTGATATGCCAGCAGCGCAAGCCGCGATAGTCAGAACTCGCCGCCGAGAAACGCCTTGTTGCTCTGTCATGACATTTCATCCTGAAATGCGCATCTCACGGAAGCACGGCCGCTTCATTGAAACCGTGCCGAGCCACAGACCGGCGCTTAATGGGTCCATGTGGCCTAACGGAACAAGAACAGCGTTCCCGGCTTTGTTCCTTTTTAGGCATCCAGCAATTTTTTAATGAACGGCGAAACTTTGCCGCCGCGCCTTGTCTCGATCGCTCGCGGCCTGCAAGGCTGTCAGCTTCCCCGAAGGTGGCTCTGACCTTCGGCACAGTGGGCTCATCGGAGAAGAGCGGACGCTTTCCGGCTTAGCCTCCACCGGCAGCCGGCCGCCGAAGCCGCTTTCCTCTTTTCAGTTTCTGAGTTGCTCGACCCGCGCCGTCGCCTGGACAGCGGGAACGCGGGCTCTTTCTCCGTCCAGGCAAACCCACAACCAACCAGGAGTCACTGATCCATGCGAGTGGACATCAAGCAGCTGCGCCAGGCCCGCGCCAATAAGGCAAAGGACGGCAAAACCGCGCTCGAGCAGCTCAATGCGCTGCAGGGCAAGGCAACCCTGACCGACGCCGAGACCGCGCAGGTCGGCGAGCTCGAGACCAAGGTCGACGCGCTCGAGGCCGAGGTCGCGGATCTCGACAAGCAGATCGCGGCCGAGGAAAAGAAGCTGCGCCGGACCGCGCTGTTCGGCTCCTCGACCGCGCTCGGCGGTGCGGCCCTGGCGACCGTCGTCAACGATATCAACCCGGAGAGGACCGGCGGTTTCCGCAGCGTCGCTGAATTCGCGGTTTCGGTTCGGACCGCGATGACCGGCGGCGGCCTCGATCCGCGTCTCGGAGCGGCGCCGACCAATTTCCAGCAGAACCAGGGCGGCAGCGGCGAGGGCTTCCTGGTG